CCCCCCCGGCCGCTGCATGGTTGCTTATGCAGACGTGATGTAGCACTCCTCGGCTTCCTGCTGTGCATGGATCAGCAGCAGCCGCGCCTCCTCATAGTCGTGGGTGTCGATTTGCTCAACGGCGTCGCTCAGCGTGTTGAAGAGGGTGAAGTACAGCTTCTTGAAGTCCATGGTGATCTCCTTTTTGTTCTGCGTATTTGCGGTTTCCGGCGCGTCTTCCGGTCGCTGCGATGCGCAGTCTAACACAGAATGGAGCAGAAACGTGTCGAATGCTGTAGGTGCCGAAAAAACTTCATAAAATTCAATTTTTTTGTCAGGCATGGAACGATCTTTGCGCGAAGCGTCGAATCGCAAACGCCCGCGCACCATATCGGAGCGCGGGCGCGGATCGTTTATAGCAGCTTGATCAGGATCGTGACGGCGCCCAGCAGGATCAGCACGCTGCCGCCGTCGGCATCGTGTCCGGCTGGGCGGCGACGGGGCTGAATCAGTCTGTGAAACAGCTTTCCGATAAATAATTTCTATTACACACCCGTTGCACACCGCATCGATAATTTGCACGCAAAAACGGAAAAAGAAAAAGTCCTGTATCCATTGAGAATACAGGACTTTTTGCTGGTCCGAGTGAGAAGATTCGAACTTCCGGCCTCTTGAACCCCATTCATACGAAAATGTAGTGTTTTCAATGCTTTGCTGGTTTGGAGTTTGAAACGAGTTTGAAATAGGATTTTCTAAATTGCGTTCGTTATCTTCCGCAGGTCATCCAGATCCACGTCCTGATAATAGCGCGTCATGGAGATGTCGGTGTGCCCGATCAGCTCCAGCATATCCTTTTCCGGTGCTTTGATGCGCTTGGCCAGTGTGGCGAACGTGTGGCGGCAGGAGTGCGGCGTGTACTTATGGCGTTTTACGCCACCAGCCACTTCCACGATCGGATTGTCGATGCCGGCAGCTTCGAGCGCCGGATAAAATGCGCGGTCTGTAAATGCACGGAGCGTCCAGGCGTTCCCGGCATCATCGCAAAACAGCGCACCGCTGCTGCGGCCGCCAGCGGCGCGGTCGACGATGGCCTGAATCTTCGGGGACGCGGTGACGGTGCGTCCTTTACCGGCTGCCGTCTTCGCGCCGCCGACAAGGTAGCGCTGCGCGCGGTCGTAGTCCTTCACGTCCAGCGCAAGAAATTCGCTCGGCCGGAAGCCCAGGTAGATCATGCAGTACACATAGTCTGCATACGGCACGACACCGACGGCCTGCCGGATCTTTTCGATTTCAATGTCCGTGAACGATGGCCGGCGCGCGGCAGATTCGCCTTTGACGGACAAAAACTGCGCCAGATTCAGGTTCTCCGGGATCAGGTGGCGCGGGATGCCGTACTTATACATCAGGCCGCAGGTGGCGCGCATATTTTCCTTGGTGCGCTTTCCGCGCGGGCATTCGTCGATGCAGTCCTGCAGGTCGTCAATATCCACGTCAGATATTTTCATCATCCAGATCGGCGTAAAATACTTAATGGCGGCGCGGTAGCAGCCGAGCGTGGATTCATCCGCCTTATGCGTGGGAAACCATGCATCATACAATTCCTTAAACGTTGGATTGCGGCGCTTTGCCTGCGCCTTTTTCAGATCCGGAAGCGCCGCGAGCGCTTCTTTTTTCGTGACAAAGCCGCACTTCGTGCGCGTTTTTCGGCGAATTGTTCCGTCCGACTGCACGATATACCCCAGCGTCACACTGGCGCGCCATGTGCCGTTCGCGGCCTTATACACATATCCTTGCCCGTTTCCGCGCTTTTTCCGGCGTGTGACGGGCGTTTGCGGCTTTCCGCAGGCGCAGCAGAACCGGCTGCCGTCCGGGATCTGAGCGCCGCATTTTTTACATTGCATTTTTTATCCCCCTATGATACCATAAAGGGGCAGTTACCCCTTTAATTGCGATTGGTGGTCTTCTGCATGGCCGTCTCGGTGTTCCAGCACCGGGGCGGCTTTTTTTATTAAAAGATGAGGGCAATGGCGATGACGAGCGGCACATACATGAGATAAAAGCATCTATGATACAGCTTTAACTGCTCCTCCATGGCTTGTATGCGCGCATCAATTTTATAAAATGCTCTCTGTGATTCTTTTTCGAGCCACTTCTTTCGATCCGGCAATGGAAGCGGCAGACCAAAATCGTCTTTCGGCTCAGGGATACGGTGCTGCCGATCTGCATCTGATTCTTCCTCGTAGTCAAAGCCATACCACGGGATATCAAAATGAAAGTACCCGCGCTTGATGAGCGCATTCGCTTCAAAAAACATGGCAAAAAACAGCGCAACTGACGCAGCCAAAAAGACATAGAGCAGGATGCCTTTTACGGAGTCCGGAACCAGCTTTTTGCACACTGCGGCGGAGAAAGCGGCGCAGCCGATCAAACACATAAGCCATTGGGAGCGCTCTTTTGCGTCTTCCACGTCCGCCTCCAATCTACCTGCATATGTACACCAGTACAAAAGATTGAAATACTCCTTCGAAAAAACATCGCGCTTCGATAGATCCGGCAGCTCAAAATCCTTGTCCAGGCCAATATGGATCTCACCGGCGCGGTATAGGAACGCGCAGACGAATGCGGAGAGCGCTACGGCGCAGAGCGTGAGAACAATAGGTAGCACCATCCACCACATTGAGACCACACCTTTCAAATGTTTTCGCTTAATTTTACCATGCTGCGCAGGATATGTCCACTGAATTGCACTGTATTACATGGCATATTTTTTGGCATTCTATCTATACGGGATCGCGTTTGAAGAAAATAACAAAAAGTGTGCAGCATCCTGCACATTTTCAACACGCGGCCGAAAAAATGTGATAGGATTGCGTCAAATGATGAATCACGTGCGCGAATATCGGGAGTACAAAGGCGTCAGCCTGCGATGGCTGGCCAGAAAGGTGGGGTGCGGGGCAAGCACGATCAGCGCGATCGAAAGGGGGAAATGTGTTCCCAGCGTGTATCTGGCGCTGCGGATCGCAAAGGCGCTGGGGACATCTGTCGACGACCTATGGGGAGAGGGGTAATTTGAAAAAGCGAGATTACATAATAAAATGCATCATCGCATTGCTACGGGGCTTGCCGGAAGGGAAACTGATGACAGTGCTCTCGTTTGTAGAAAATATGTAATGGAAAAGGAAGGCACGGCTCAACCGTTGCCTTCCTTTTTTGCGGCGTCTGCTACTTGTGCGACGAATGTTTCCACAACAGGCCACATCTCGTCCGGGAGATCTGCCATTGCACGGAGGACACGCTTTTGCGCACAATCACCGCGATTGAGGGCTTTTGCGACGAATGCAGAAATAATACCGTCGTCATCCTGCGGCGCGTCATCAATCAAATAAGAGACAGGGACACTAAAAAGCTGTGCGATCGCCTTTACCTTTGACGCGGGGATATCATCAACGCGGCCGCATTCCCACTTGCTTACTGCATTCTTTTTTACGCCTAGGCGCTCTCCGAGCTGCGTCTGCGTAAGCCCGAGCAGCGTTCTGTGATATTTGATTTTTTCTCCAATCGTCATTGCCGTTTTCCTTTCGTAACATTGTATCTTAATAATAACACAAAAAATTTGAAAGTCAACAAAAAGCATCTTGACAAGGTTAGAAAAATGCGTATAATGGAAGTATCCTGAAAAGGTGAATTGCAAAGCGCGGAGGTGATACTATGCAGGCGAATATGTTGAAGGGAAAGCTTACCGAAAACGGGATGACCCAAGCGAATGCAGCCGAAAGAATCGGGATCAGCCTAAGCCGATTTAACGCGAAGCTCAACGAAACGCGAGGCGCTGAATTCTCGCTTGGCGAGGTTTTGGCGCTGAAAAACGTTTTGAATCTCAGCCCGGAACAAATCGACCAAATTTTTTTCACCTAAAAGTATCTTGAAAAGGTGAAACGCTAAGATTATTTGCGCTTTTCTTTGATCCGGTCGATCAAGGCGCAAATCGGCGCGACAACGGGAAAATGTACAGGAAAAGGAGGAAGGCACGATGACACTGGAAGAACTGGCCGCGAAGCCGTCGGAGATCCTGACGTGCGCGGACGTGGCCCCGCTGCTGGCCTGCAGCCCGTGGACGCTGCACGAGCAGGCAATGGAAGACCCGTACGCGCTTGGCTTCCCGGTGATCGTCGCAAAGCGGCGAGTGAAGATCCCGAAGCGGGCGTTTATCCGCTTTATGGCCGGAGAAATGGAGGGAGAGAGGACATGAAGGTATTCGGAGACCCGCGCGCACGGGCAAAGGCGCGCAGATACATCGTGTGGGGCATCGAGGACGGCATCGTCTGTGCGAGCTTCCTCGGCGGCATCGCGCTGGCCGGGTGGGTGTTCCGCGTGATCTTCACGGCGCTGGGGGTGGCATGATGCAACACCTCGGCGATATCACAAAGCTCGACGGCGCTGCCATCGAGCCGGTGTGGTGCGTGACGGGCGGAAGCCCGTGTCAGGATCTGAGCATCGCGGGCAAGCGTGCCGGTCTTGCAGGCGCGCGAAGCGGCCTGTTTATGGAGCAGATCAGAGTGATAAAGGAGATGAGGGAGCATGACAAACAGCTTGGCTGGGCAGGAGAGCTTATTCGTCCAAGATACATGGTCTGGGAAAATGTCCCGGGAGCGCTCAGCAGCAACAAAGGCCGGGACTTCGCGGCCGTGCTCGAGGAAACGATCCGCCTCGTCGAGCCGGAAGCCCCCAGTATTGAAGTGCCTGCAAAAGGCTGGCCTACCTGGGGGGGATACCGCGACGTGGACGGACGATGGAGCGTGGCTTGGCGAGTACATGATGCGCAATACTGGGGAGTCCCCCAACGCCGCCGTAGAATCGCGCTTGTCGCAGATTTTGGAGGCGACACCGCACACGAAATACTGTTTGAGCGCACGGGCGTGTCAGGGGATCTTGAACCGCGCGGCGAGGCGGGGGAAAGACCTGCCGGAGGTGCTGAAGCAGGTGCTTCTTATGCAGTCCGCATCAGGGGTGGCTGTGACGGAGGAGGAAAAGGTGCGCTGATCCAGACGGAGAAGCCCGACACGCTAGGCACGGGAAATGACCAGACGATTTTTCAGGGCGCGGCATACGGCATCTGCTCTTACGCCAGCAACAGCATGAAATCATCGAACCCGCACAGCGGTGTGTATGTGGCGGACACCAGCCGGACGCTTGACCTGAACGGTGGGAATCCGGCTTGCAATCAGGGCGGGATCGCCGTGGTGTCTTACGCGCTGCAAGGCAGCATGATCGGCAGAGAGAACAAAAACGACCCACAGGGTGACGGCATCAATGAGGATGTGTCTTTCACCCTCAATACCGTTGACCGCCAGGCCGTGGCGTCATGCGCTGGCTTTAAGCTGGGAGCTGCTACGTCGGCGCATAGCGTAGGCTACGAGGTGGAAAAGTCCCCCACGCTTACGGCTATGAGCGGTGGAAAAGTCCCCCACGCTTACGGCTATGAGCGGTGGAAATAAACCGGCGGTCTTAAATCAAGTGCCGCTGACGTATCCGATGCAAGGCTTTGGTGATTACCGCCGGGCTGACGTTGCCAGCGCGTGCAAACAGCGAGACTACAAGGACAGCACAGATCTGGTTATCGGAATTGACGGAGAATGCAATGACTATATAGAACAATATGGCACACTGCGAGCGCACGCGAGCGGCGGTGCGGAAGAAACGCTTATGCATCGCATGGTCGTGCGGCGTCTGACCCCGCTGGAATGTGAACGGCTTCAGGGATTTCCGGATGGCTGGACGGACATCGGCGACTATACCGACAGCACCGGCAAAAAGCGCAAGACATCCGACAGCGCACGGTACAAGGCGCTCGGCAACAGCATCGCGCTTCCGTTCTGGCGATGGATGTTCGGGCGCATGGCGGCCTATCTGCCGGAAGGTGCGACACTCGGCAGCCTGTTTGACGGCATCGGAGGCTTCCCGCTGTGCTGGGAAGACGTGCACGGCGCTGGAACGGCAGTATGGGCAAGCGAGATCGAAGAGTTTCCGATCGCCGTGACCAAGAAAAGATTTGGAAGTGAAAGCACGATTCACTACACGTTGAATATTGAACCGCCGGTTGAGCCCTCGGCCTACACCTGCCCGATTTGCCCGGTGTGCGGTGCGGAGACGGACACGGTGTACAAGAACGTTTATGGCGATCCGGTTGGTTGCCCAGAATGTGTCACGGAGGTGGACGCATGGGCGGAATGACGGACACCTACATCAAAGGCGGGATGCTGCAGAGCCGCCACTGCGACGGCTGCGCGCACTACCGGCCGCTGTACGAATCCACGCCGAAGACAAGCCCGAGGGTGTGCCTATACATTTTAAATTTTAAGCGCTCGCGCGGATGCCCGGCCGGAGCCGGATGCCCGCACCGGATCACGCCGGAGGACTGGGCGAAAGAAAAAAGCGGCATGGAAGCCATGCGCGCCCGGATGCGCAGCAGCCGGGGCGGGGCGAAAAACCGCGGGAGAAAGAAGGAAAGCACATGATCACGAAGACGACGACCGTCGGCATGACGGAGGAACAATGGCACGCCGAGCGGCGCAAGAGCATCGGCGGCAGCGACGCTGGGACGATCCTGGGGCTGAACAAATACAGCTCGCCCTATGCGCTGTGGGCCGAGAAGACCGGGCGCGTGACGCCGGAGGACATCAGCGACCGCGAGGCGGTGCGGCTGGGACACGATCTGGAGGACTACGTGGCAAAGCGCTTTGCCGAAGCGACCGGAAAGCGGGTGCGGCGGGAAAACCATTTCCTTGTCAACAGCGACTACCCCTTTGCCCACGCGCTGCCGGACCGCATGGTGATCGGCGAAAATGCGGGGCTGGAATGCAAGACGACGTCCAGCTTCGAGATCCCGAAGCAGTGCGCAGAGGGCGAATTTCCGGCGGTGTGGTACTGCCAGATCATGCACTACATGATGGTGACGGGCGCGCCGGTGTGGTATCTGGCGGTGCTGTGCTTCGGGCGGGGCTTTTACTGGTTTCGCGTGGAGCGCGACGAGGGCGAAATTTCGGCGCTGGCGGCTGCCGAGCGGGAGTTCTGGGAGTATGTACAGAGCGGGACAGAGCCACCTGTGGACGGAACGGACGCGACAGCGGAGGCGCTGCGCACGCTCTATCCCGACAGCAGAGACGGCGAGACGTGCGACCTCGGTGCGGTGCAGTCAGCCGTGCGCAGCTACACGGCGCTCGGCGAGCAGATCGACGAGCTCAAGCGGCTGCAGGCGGAGCAGGCGGCGACCATCCAGCAGTTTATGGGCACGGCGGAAAAGGGGCTGTGCGGCGATGTGGCGATCACATGGAAGACGCAGCAGCGCAGCACCTTCGACCGAAAAAAATGGGAGGCGGCGCACGGAGCGATCCCACGCGAATACTTCAAGACGTCGCAGGCGCGGCCGTTCCGGGTGACGTGCCGATGACGCCGTCGACACCATGCAGGGAGTGCCCTGACCGATATCCCGGATGCCACGCACGCTGTGACCGCTACGCCGCATTCCGGAGCGAGAGGGACGCGGCAAATCTGGCACGGCAGCGCGACAACGATATCCTGCGCTACGTCCGGGACAGCCACGAAAAACGCGCACACACGAAAAAACAACCTTGAAAAGGAGAAGAAGAAAATGGGATACTCCCCGAACATGATGAACATCGACCCTGAGCGGCTGCGAAACTTCGCGGCGAAGAACGGCGGCCTCAAGCATATCTCGCTCCAGCTCGGCTACAGTAGGAGCTATCTTTCAAATGTGGCGGACTATGGGCGGATGCGCTTGTCCGTGGCCAGGCAGCTGAGCGCCATGTACGGCGTACCGGAGGATTTCTTCCGGGCACGGGAGCCGGAAAAGCCGAAGGCGGCTGCGCCGCAGGCGGGACAGACGGGATACGCACTGCGGCTGCAGGTGACGGACAAGCAGGTATTCCTGCTGCTGGAGCACGACGGCGAGAAAGTCGGCAGCGCGTACTCGAAGCGCAAGGACAACAGCGAGCTGGCGCTGGTGCAGGCGATCAGCTACGCGGGACACATGATCTACAAATTCTGCGAGCAGAGAACGCTGCAGGAATCTATGGAGGGTAAGTAAACATGGAAAAGAATCTGATCCAGAAGCAGGGCGGCCAGATGAGCGCCGCGAAGGCAGAGAAGAAGACGATGCAGGCATACATCAAGGCGATGGAGCCAGCGATCAAGAAGGCGCTGCCGAGCGTGATCACGCCGGAGCGGTTCACGCGCATGGTGCTCTCGGCGCTGTCGTCCACGCCGAAGCTGGCCGAGTGCTCTCCGCAGTCGTTTCTCGCGGCGATGATGACGGCGGCACAGCTGGGCGTGGAGCCGAACACGGCGCTGGGGCAGGCGTACCTGCTGCCGTACCGCAACCACGGGCAGATGGAATGCCAGTTCCAGCTCGGCTACAAGGGCCTGATCGACCTTGCATACCGCAGCGGCGAGGTGAGCGTGATTCAGGCGCACACGGTATACGAGAACGACGTGTTCGAGTATGAGCTGGGCATGGATCCGAAGCTGCGGCACGTACCGGCAAAGGCCGACCGCGGCGAGGCCGTCGCCTACTACGCGATGTTCAAGACCAAGGACGGCGGCTATGGCTTCGAGGTGATGAGCGTGGACGATGTGCAGCGGCACGCGCAGCGCTACAGCAAGAGCTACGGGAGCGGTAGCAGCCCGTGGCGCTCCAACTTCGACGAGATGGCCAAGAAGACTGTGCTCAAGCGCGCGCTGAAGTATGCGCCGCTGAAGTCTGACTTCGTGCGCGGTGTGGCGCAGGACGAGACGATCAAGGCCGAGCTGAGCGACGAGATGTACGCCGTTCCGGACGAGACGGTCTTCGAGGCCGAAGGCGAGGAGATCGACAGCACGTCCGTGGACACGGAAACGGGCGAGGTGATCGGCGATGCTGAATAAAATCGTGATCATGGGCCGTCTGACGCGCGACCCGGAAATGCGCCAGACCGGGAGCGGGACGCCGGTGACGTCCTTCTCCCTCGCGGTCGAGCGGGACTACAGCGGCAGGGACGGCGGCGAGAAGCAGACGGATTTTATCGACGTTGTGGCATGGCGGCACACGGCGGAGTTCGTTGACAAATACTTCGCCAAGGGCGATATGGCCGCCGTGAGCGGCCGCCTGCAGATCCGCGACTGGACGGACAAGGACGGCAACAAGCGCCGCAGCGCCGAGGTCGTGGCGGACAGCGTCTACTTCGGCGGCAGCAAGCGCAGAGAGGCGGACGCAGCGCCTGCTGCATACGATGCGCGCCCGGCCGCCGCGCTGCCGACGGAGGCCGACATGGAGCGGCTCGACGAGCTGGTGAGCGCATACGACAACGTCGCATACGCGGGCGACATCGACGGCGGAGACCTGCCGTATTAAGGGGGGCGGAGCACATGGCATGGATCGAACTGCATCAGACGCTGCCGACGAATCGCAAGACGATGCGGTTCAAGCGCCTGCTGAAAATCAAGACGCCGCAGGCCGTCGGCCATATGTGTATGCTGTGGCTCTGGGCAATCGACAACGCGCCGGACGGGGATCTTTCCTCGTTCGACGCGGACGACATCGCGGAAGCCGGTGGGTACACAGGCAAAGACCCCAGCGCATTTGTGGACGCGCTGATCGGCGCTGGGTTCGTGGACGATGACGGTGACAACCTGCATCTGCACGACTGGATGGATTACGCCGGCGGATTGATCGAGCACCGTGAAGAACGCAAAGCATATAAGAAACGCCAGTATGAGCTGTACAGCGATATGCGTCTGATCAAGGCCGTGCGTGCGCGCGACGGTGACACCTGCCAATACTGCGGAAAAACTGTCAACTGGCTTGATCGTCGCGGAGCAGATGGCGGCACATACGACCATGTAGACCCTGATGGCGGGAACACGCTGGACAACATCGTTGTCTGCTGCAGAAGCTGCAACAGCAGAAAAAAACACAGAACGCCAGCGCAAGCCGGGATGCATCTTGCAGCCGACATTCTGTCGGATTCAGGCAGAAATACGGCAGAACCGCAACAGGAAATCTGCCGTAGTCCGGTAGAAATACGGCAGAAATCCGGTAGAAATACGGTAGAAAAATCTACAATAACAGTACAGTACAGTACCAATACAGATACAGTACCCTGTATTTCTGAAGAAAGAAAGGTAAAAGAAAGAACTCCGGAGGTGCAGCCTGTGACCGACGTGACGCCTCCGGAAGCTGTCCGGCCTGACGTGCTGGAGACGAAAAACAGACTGATCGTGCAGGCGGATATGCCGAAGGGCCGGAAGCTGGACGAACTGCCGGAGGGGATGCGCCTTGCAGACCTGCCGTTTATCCGGCTCTGGCGCAGCAAGGGACGCGACGTGCGCACGGACACGGTAACGCTGGCCATTGATACGTACCTGCGGGAGCAGCCTCCAGCGGCGGACACAAAGGCGGGTGGGGCGCGTGCCGAGCGGTAGCTACCGGCAGGTGTATGTTAAGTGCCCTTTTTACCTGTATGACGACGACGTAAGGCGCATCTGCTGCGAAGGGATCGCGCCGGAGACGACGGTGGCGACGATGTTTCGCCACAGAAGCCAGATGCAGCAGCAAATGCGGATCTTCTGCGAGGACGCATTTACCTGCTGTGAGCTGTACAGAGCGGTAATGGCCGCAAAATACGAAGACGAGGAAGGAGACCAATGATGGAAGGAAAAGAACGAAAGCGCGCGGACGATCTTCCGGCCGGCGCTGTGGAGCAGGTAAGAGAGCTGCTGCACCGGCCGCGCTCAAGCGCAGATTTTTCGCCGGCAGCGCGCTACGCTGTCAGCAGATTGTGTGACTACGCGGCGCAGGAACACGAACTGCGGGTCAAGGCAGAGGAGCGGTGTGCGAAGATGGACAGCCAAGTGGCTGATGCTTTCCACATGGTAAAGGCTCAGGAACGCACGATCGACGACCTGCGGCAACAGTTATCGTTTATGCAGCAGGCGCTGAAGGAATTGCAGCACGCGGGGGTGTGAATATGGACTCGGTAGAATTTTTTAGCGAATTCCGGCGGATGTGTAAATCGTCCAGCGATTGCACAAAGTGTCCGTATCACGGTGACAAATGTGATAACGCCATCGAGATTCTTGAAGACACTGTTGCGATGGTGGAACAGTGGTCGAAGGAGCATCCGCGCAAGACCAAGACACGGCAGGATGTGTTTCTGGAGCAATATCCGGAGGCTCAGATATATGATAACGACGTGTTGAGAGTATGCCCCGCAGTAATTTCCACTTCACACAGAAAGGATGGAGGCGGGTGTTCAAACATGCGCAAGAAGTGTACCGACTGCCGCCGCGAGTTCTGGATGCAGGAGGTGGAGTGATGGATAGACTGACGTTTGACGGCAATTTTTGCGACATCTCGCAGTGCCGGGAGCTGCCGTGCCCGCACGGCGGTAGCTGCACACATCGCAAGGTGTGGGAAAAGCTCAAAGCCTACGAGGACACGGGGCTGACTCCGGAGGAAGTCAACGACGCTGTCGTAGGGTCAAAACTTCTGGCAAAGTCGCAACTGGTCTCAGCGTTTGGCGTTGTGGCTGAGAGGTTGCTCGAGCTGGCGGAAGCAGACAAGGACGGGCGCGTGGTGGTGCTTCCGTGCGAGGAGGCGATGAAGGATGGCAATTAGCAAATCAAAGCGTGAAGCGGTCTACCGAAAGTATAATGGCCACTGTGCGTATTGTGGACGCGAAATCTCCTACAAGGATATGCAGGTAGACCATTTTCAACCATTGGGGGCGTGGGGGATTGAGGACGCTGGAACAGATGACATTGACAACCTCATGCCATCCTGCCGAATGTGCAATCACTACAAGCGTGCAAATTCGCTTGAGACATTTAGACGGTACATCGCAGAAATCCCGCGAAAGCTGCGCGGGAACTATATCTACAAGGTCGGCGTGGTTTATGGCAATGTCATCGAGGCCGAAAAACCGATTGAGTTTTACTTTGAGGCGCAGGAAAGGATGGACGGTGACGCAGAATGAAAGGGATTTCATACTGCGGTGCTTGTGCCGATTACGACATCAAAAAGCACCGTTGCAAGCGTGGAGCGAAGCTGGAAAGCAATCCGCAGGACAAGTTTTTTGATGATTGCCCGTTGCCAGATGCGGTGCCGGTTGTGCGCTGCAAAGACTGCGAATACAGCTACGACGAAATAAGCTATCTGTGCTGTTCGCACGGTGTTTGCGTTGACTGCGAAGTGCCGCCGAACTTCTACTGCGCAGAGGGGAAAAGAAAGGAGAATGACGAATGACAGCAGCAGAAGCGAAAAGGATTATACACCCCGAAACTACGGTAGAAGCGCTTGCAGAAATCAAAGACAAGAACGCAAAAGTTGCCGCAGTTGATGACGCTTGCTTGGTGGCATGCGCTGCGCTTGATAAGCAGATACCGAAAAAGCCGAGAGAAACAAGGTGCGCTTTGATGTGCGCAAATTGCGGGCACAAAATCACGGAAAAAGGCTGTAAGAAATTACATAGAAACTACTGCAAAAAATGCGGTCAGCGGATTTTATGGGAGGATGAATAATGGAAGGAGACGGTAGAGAAGATGGCTGAATACATTGAGCGGGAAGAGGCGCTCGCATTAGTGCGGCCGGATGCGCCAGAAGATGAAAAAGCCGCTGTCACAATCGCAACTACCAAAAAACTCGTTCGGAGTATTGTGCGCCGAACACCCGCCGCCGATGTTGCGCCGGTGGTGCATGGGCGGTGGGTGGCTCAATGCGTAGTTGAGACGGACGGCGGATGGACACTTGAAGATGCGCCGTACAATGAGTATCAGCACAGCAATCCCATCTGTTCGATATGCCGCAAGACCGCTCTGCTCGACGGTGGCGAAGACTATGTGGCATCGCCTTACTGCCCCAACTGTGGCGCGAGAATGGACGGTGGTAGCGATGGCTAAGAGCAGCCCGAAAAATCATTCTTATGTCTATATTCCTACGGATAAACTTGTGACTATAATCGAACAGTTGTGTCCGCCGATTTTTGGCGATGTGGTCGGGGAGCAATGCGCTGACGAAGATTGCAAGAAATGCTGGCTCTCGTGGCTCAAGGACGGTGACGACGATGCCAAAGCGGATTAACCCGCGCCGGAGGCCGGCGACGATGGCAGACGTGCAGCGCGCAAAGGACACGGCGACGGCGGATGCCTGCCGCGTGACGCTGGCGATCTTTTTTACGGCGCTGTTGGACAAGGAAGGCATGTGTGCCGAGCAGCTCCAGCGCATCTGGAGAGAGGTCGAGGCGCTTTCTGAGAGCGTGCGCGACGGATATGTCTCCGCGCCGGACCTGATCCGCGTGCTGCGCGAGGAGTACGAGATTGACATCATAGGGGGATGACGGATGCTCATCAGCAAAGATTTACAAACGTCGCTTTTTGCCGACAACCAAGAGTACGACGATTTTGTCGCAAAATTTGAGCCAAAAAAGACGACGGACGACTGCTACACGCCGCCGCTTGTCTACGATGCCATCCGTGACTGGGCGTGCGAGCAGTATGGTATCGATCCGGGCAGTATCGTCCGACCATTTTATCCGGGCGGAGACTACGAGGCGTTTGACTATCCGGACGGATGTGTCGTGCTTGATAATCCGCCGTTTTCGATCCTGTCGCAAATCTGCGATTTTTATCTTAACCGCGGCATCCCATTTTTTCTTTTTGCGCCGAGCCTCACAGCGTTTTCCGGGAAAAATGTGGCAATGCGAATGAATCACATTGTCTGCGGCGCGGACATTATTTATGAAAACGGGGCGTGCGTTAAGACGGCCTTTGTGACAAGCTATGGCGGTGATATCGTGGCGCAGACTGCGCCGGATCTCGGAGCAAAAATCGACGAGGCAGTAAAAAAGATCAAAGCGATGACGACAGCCACAAAGCCGAAGTACATTTATCCGGATCACATCGTCACCGCTGCGATGCTGCAAAGATACAGCAAGTATGGCGTCGATTTCCGGGTGCGGCGCTGGGACTGCGTGCTGATCGCAGCACTCGATGACCAGCGCCGCGCGGGAAAAACCATTTTCGGCGGCGGCCTGCTGCTGTCGGAGAAAGCTGCGGCGGAAAAAGCTGCGGCGGAAAAAGCTGCGGCGGAAACGTGGAGGCTGTCGCCACGCGAAAAAGCGATTATTGCGACCCTGGGAGGCATGGATGGCAAAAACAAAACGATTTAAAAAGCAGACGGCCGGCTGGTGCGGGATGCGTGCTGCGAGACGAATACGGGACCGACATCATAGGAGGGTAAAACGATGAACAGATTGGACACCCTGAAGGCCGCCGCCGAATGCGTGTGCGGCAGCCGGGAAGAAGACTACGGCAGCCCGGAGGACAACTTCGCCGTGATTGCGGGACTGTGGACGGCATACACCGGCACGGACGTCACGCCGAAGGACGTGGCCATGATGATGGCTCTGCTTAAGATCGCCCGCGCGAAAGCGGGCAGCAAGCCGGACACCTACGTCGATCTGGCTGGCTACGCAGCGTGTGGGGCGGAAATTTCGGCGCGTGAGCCGAAGAGGACCGCGAAGCACACAGCCAGCACGTCTGACGCGGCCGGAGGCGCAGAGACCGGAAAAACGGCATCCTGCGTGAAGCTGCAGCGGATGGACGGCTACTATCTGGTGGACGTGGACGGGAATCCGCATCGCTTCACACTGTGGGAAACCACGATGCAGTTTATCCGCGAGCACGCCGGTGAGCTGACGTGACGGCGGAGTTTGTGATCCCGACGAGGCTGCCGGGAATGAACGAATACACCGACGCCTGCCGGCGGCACGCGCAGGTGGGCGCGAAGATGAAGCACAACAACCAGGAGATCGCCGCGTGGGCGATCCGGTCGCAGCTGCGCGGGGTGAAGTTCACGAAGCCGGTGGAGATCACATACACGTTCTACGAACCGAACCGGCGGCGGGACAAGTCAAACGTCGCGGCGTTCGGCGTCAAGGTGATTGAAGACGCGCTGGTGATGTGCGGGGTGCTGAAGGACGACGGCTGGCAGTACATACAGGCGTTCACGTCGCGCTTTGCGCTGGACAAGGAAAAACCGCGCATCGTGGTGCGGATCACGGACGAGGGCGCGGAATAAAGGGAAAGCTCCGGGGCGGAAGCCTCGGAGCTTTTGCTTTATTTTGTTACCGCATGGCTTTGGCCATCTCGGCGATCGCGGTCTCGGCAGCGACACGCGCCTGGTCCAGATGGATGCAAGCCCAGTCCATGCGGATGTACTGCGGCGACTCGATCAGATTCTCCGGGATGCTTGCCTGCGCGCGGTCTTCTTCGGCGGACAGATCTGCAAGCTGGTCGCGCAGAGACTCGCACGCGGCGATCAAGGCTCGAAGCCGACGGCGGCGGGCGTTATTCATTGGCGGATCGTCTCCTTTTGTAGCAGATGAAGGCGCGCAGCGGTTTCGCGCTGTTATGCGCGACCGCTGCGCTTTAAGAACATTTTTCCTGATGTTGGTACTATAGCAGATCCTGCAGGCATTGTCAACCGCTGCCGCTTTCGTCGTCTGTTGGTTTTGCGTACTTGTCGATCAGGGGCTGAAAGTATTCTTCCTCAAATGCCGGGATAGATAAGCGCGGGCGGCCTGGTGTACGATGGACGCGGAGGTGCAGTGATGGTGTACCAGGATTGGGATGCTTTGAAAATGGAATATGTCACCACAAAGACGACCTATGCGAAGCTGGCCGAAAAGTACGGCATCAGCATCAGCCAGATCAAAATCGTGGCTGCACGTGATGGGTGGACAAATGAGCGAAAAAAGTTCACCGCACGCGTACAACAAAAGGCGTACCGGAAGGCGTGTAACCACGAGGCCGACCGGCTCGCGCGTCTGATCACAGCAACCACGGGCGCGATCGACGTGGCTATGCGTGCGATCGGCGACGACGAGCAGTTTAACCGCTACCTGGTCGAGCGGCGGGAGAAGTATGCCGTACCGGTGGCGGACGAGGATGCCGAAGACGGAGAGCTGCCGCCGGACGGGAAGCTGCTGCTGGAGCGGCAGTGGACGGAGGAGCAGACATACCAGAAGGTGGACACGAAGGCGCTGAAGGATCTGACGGGCGTGCTGAAGGATCTGACGGGGCTGGTGCGCGATCTGTACGGCATCCCGACGCAGGCGCAGGCCGAGGCGCAGCGTATCGCGGCCGAGCGGCTGGAGCTGGATCGCAAAAAGGCCGAGGACGGCAGCACGGACACGCACGCGGAGCTGGAGATCGTGGGTCTGCCGGAGGAGTACAAGCGATGATACTGATCGATGCAAGCAAGATCAGCGACAAGCAGGACGCCTTCCTACGCGACGAGCACCGGCACGTGGCCTATGGCGGTGCGCGCGGCGGCGGCAAGAGCTGGGCCGTGCGCACGAAGGCCAAGATCCTGGGCTGCACGTACCCCGGCATCAAGATGCTGATCGTCCGGCGCACGCTCGATGAGCTGCGCAACAACCACGTGAAATTCTTGACGCCGGAACTCGCGGGCGTGGCGCGGTACAACCAGAGCACGAAAGAGTATAAATTTGCCAACGGCAGCACGCTGACGCTGGGATACTGCGACGCCGAGAAGGATCTGGGCCACTATCAGGGCGCGGAATACGACGTGGCGTTTCTGGATGAGGCCGGGCAGCTGCAGCCGGAGTGGATCCGCGAGATCAACGCCTGCGTGCGAGGCACAAACGGATACCCCAAGCGGACATACTACACGCTCAACCCCGGCGGCCCGGCGCACGGATACTTCAAGCGCCTGTTCGTCGACCGGCGCTTCGAAGATGCCGAGCGGCCGGAGGACTACAGCTTCATCCAGGCGCTGGTGACGGACAACCGCGCGCTGATGGAGGCGCAGCCGGAGTATATCGCCGAGCTGCGCAAGCTGCCCCCGAAGCTGCGCGCGGCATGGCTGGAGGGTTCGTGGGACATTTTCGAGGGGCAGTTTTTTGAAGATTTTCGCACGGAGCCGGATCTGATGGCGGCGCACGAGGCGGGCGTGGACGCGGATCCGGAGGAGCTGCGGGTGCAGCACAGGTGGTGCCACGTGATCAAGCCCTTCGACCTCGCGGCCGGGGCGTGCCGGGGATGGCACATCCTGCGCAGCTACGACTTCGGCTACGGCAAGCCGTTTTCCTGCGCGTGGTGGGCGATGGACTATGACGGCGTGCTGTACCGCATCATGGAGCTGTACGGCTGCACGGAGACGCCGAACGAAGGCGTGAAGTGGTCTCCGGACGAGCAGTTCAAGCGCATCGCGGAGATCGAGAACACGCACCCATGGCTCAAGGGCCGGAAGATCACGGGCGTGGCGGACCCGGCCATCTGGGACGCATCGCGCGGCGAGAGCATCGCGGACACGGCGGCGCGGTACCGCGTGTACTTCACGCCGGGCGACAACAAACGCGTGCCGGGCTGGATGCAGTGCCACTACCGGCTGCAGTTTGACGCGCAGGGATATGCGCGGATGTACGTCTTCGACACGTGCAAAGCCTTTATCCGCACGGTGCCGCTGATGATGTACAGCCGGACGAACCCGGAGGATCTGGACACGACGCTGGAGGACCACGTCAGCGACGAGTGGCGGTATCTGTGTATGTCGCGGCCGGTGAAGCCGATGCTGGCGGCGGAGGAGGAGCCGGTGCTGTCCGATCCGCTGAATCAGATGAAAAAGCCGGGGCGCTACGGCGCGATCTGGTGATAAAAACGGGAGGTAAGTATGGACAATATCGCTATCAGCGGCGCGCAGCCGGGCACGGAGGCGCAGGCGCTCGGCGGCCAGGTGATGCCGCCGGAGGACGTGATCACGCGCGAGCAGCTGCAGGAGTTTTCCCGCGTGCTGCACGAGTACAAGGTGGGCAAGGCCAGCACCGAGCGGCGCATGATCGCGGCCGAGCAGTGGTGGAAGCTGCACAACCAGCCGGAGGAAGAGAAGGCCGGAAACCAGCTGTACAGGGGCTTCCGCAGCCGGAGCTCGTGGCTGCATAACGTGATCGTGAACAAGCACGCGGACGCGGTGGAGGCGTACCCCGAGCCGAACATCTTGCCGCGCGAAGAAGGCGACAAGCAGGAAGCGAAGATGCTGTCGGCGATCGTGCCGTGCGTGCTGGAGCAGAACGCATTCGATGCGACGTGGAGCGACGCGATGTGGGCCAAGATGAAGTACGGCACGTGCGTGTACAAGATCACGTGGGACAGTGGTAAGCTCGGCGGCCTCGGCGACATCAGCATCGAGCGCGTGAACGTGCTCAACCTTTTCTGGGAGCCGGGCATCACGGACATCCAGAAGAGCCGGTACGTGTACCACACGGAGCTGATGGACAACGATGCGCTCGAGGAGCAGTACCCACAGCTGCGCGGGCAGCTCAAGGGCAACGACTTTTATGCGTCGAAGTTTTTGTACGACGACAACGTGCCGGCCGACCGGAAGAGCACGGTGATCGACGTGTACTACCATCGCGGCGGCGCGCTGCACTATTGCAAGTACATCGGCGACATCGTGCTGTACGCGACGGAAAACGACCCGGAGTACCGCGAGCGGGGGCTGTACGATCACGGGCTGTACCCGTACGTTTTCGACGCGCTGTTCCCGGTCGAGGGCTCGCCGTGCGGGTACGGTTACGTGGATATCTGCCGCAATCCTCAGACGGCCATCGACAGCCTCGGCACGAGCCTCGTGCGCAACGCTGTGGTTGGTGCGACGCCGCGCTACTTTATGCGCGAGGACGGCAGTGTGAACGAGCAGGAGCTGCTGGACACGGAGAAGCCGTTGGTGCACGTGGACGGCAACCTCGGGCAGGACAGCATCCGGCCGATCGACTACAACGCGCTGCCCGGAAACTATATCAACGTCTGGTCGACCATGGTCAACGAGCTGCGCGAGACCAGCGGCAACACGGACACGGCGACCGGCAGCGTGTCCTCCGGCGTGACGGCGGCGAGCGCCATTGCAGCGCTGCAGGAGGCAAGCGGCAAGGGCAGCCGGGACAGCACGCTCGCGGCATACCGCGCGTACAGCAAGATCGTGAATCTGTGCATCGAGCTGATCCGGCAGTTTTACGACCTGCCGAGATCCTTCCGGATCGTGGGCGAGCTGGGCATGGAGCAGTTTGTATCCTACAGCAACCGGGGGCTGCAGCCGCAGGCGCAGGGCATGGCCTTCGGCGCGGACATGGGGATGCGGCTGCCCGTGTTCGATATCAAAGTGTCGGCGCAGAAGAAGAACGTGTACACGCGCGTGAGCCAGAACGAGTTGGCGCTGCAGTTTTTCCAGATGGGCTTCTTCAACCCGAATATGACGGACCAGGCGCTGGCGTGCCTGGACATGATGGACTTTGACGGCAAGGACGGCGTGATGCAGAAGATCCAGCTCAACGGCGTGCTGGCGCAGCGGCTGCAGCAGTACCAGCAGCTGGCGCTGTCGCTGGCGCAGATCGCGCGGCCGGACATGGTGCAGGGCATCGCAGCGGACATGGGCATCGCCGTGCCGGCACAGGCGGGCGCAGGCGCAAGCGCCGCGCCGAAGATGCAGGAAAGCGACGAGATCTCCGGCATCAAGGCAGACGAGCACCCGATCGCCGCGAAGGCGCGGGAGGCAAGCGAGAACGCTGCCCAGCCGGGCGGCGGAGCCGTGATCAAGGGGGGCAGCAAGGCATGATCGAGATCGTGTACGACCGGGTGCGGCTGCGGCTGACGGCCGACGGGCACGCGGGCTTTGCCGAGGCGGGGCAGGACATCGTATGCGCGGCGGTGACGATCCTTGTGTACACGCTGGCGGCCGCCGTGGGCAGCATGGACGCCGCCGGGCAGGCCCGCGGCTCGAGCGTGGAGCTGGGCAGCGGGCACGCCGAGATCGTGTGCGCTGCATCTCCGCGATGGCGCGCGTGCGCGAGGATGATCTGCGACCAGATCTGCGCGGGATTCGATATCCTGCGGCAGATGTACCCGGAGCGCGTGCGCTACGAGGTGCGCGGATAAAAAAATTTCAGAGATCCGAGGCCGAGGGATAGAGAAAGCCCTCGGCCTTTTTGTATGCTGGAGGTGCGAGGGTGCAGGGGCTTTCGCGTGTGTACCTCCTTTCTTTTCCCATTTTCCCATCTCCTTTTCTCTTGGCACCCACGCAGCGGGGGGGCTGCTGCGTGGGTATCTATGCCGCCGCGAGGCGCACTGCAGCGATGGACTGCAAGTGCCGGTGCAACTCCGGCTGACGGCGACAGGGTCGTGGCCTACCACAGATTTTTGACGGAGGCATCCTTATGCGATTTGACATCAAGGCACTGGCTATGCTGCATGGCCTGCAGCTCTTCGGCGGTGAAGGCGGCGCGGGAGGCGCGGCCGGAGGCTCTGCCGGAGCGGGCGCAGGCGCAGATGGTGCAGGTGCTGCGGGCGTAACGGCTCCCGACGCCGGGGAGCGCATCCTGACCGGGCTTGGTGTCCCGGCGGACAAGATCAGCAAGCGGTCGAAGGCGCGCGTATCGGCCATGCACCGTGACGACGGGGCAGCGGCAGAGGCGGCGCAGACGCAGGACGACGCTGCAAACGGCACCGATGATGGGCAGGAAATGCCGAAGCGCCTGACGTGGGACGAGATCATGGCAGATCCCGAGTACAACGAGCAGGCGCAGAAGATGATGCAGAAGCGGCTGGCAAAGTCGAAGAAGTCCGAGCAGGCGCTCAAGGACCTGACGCCGGCATTGGAGCTGATGGCGCGCAAGTACGGCATCGACGCAGAGGATATCTCCAAGCTGGACGTGCAGGCGCTGAACAAAGCTGTGACCGAGGACAAGGCGTACTACGAGGAGCGGGCGGACGAGCTCGGAATCCCCGTCGAGGAGGCCATGCGTATCGACCAGCTGGAGCGGCGCAACAAACTGCTGGAGCACCAGAACGAGCAGACGCTTGAGCAGCGCAGACTGCAGGAGCATTTCGACGGGCTGGTGCAGCAGGCGGCAAAGCTGCAGGAGACGTATCCTGGCTTTGACCTGCAGACGGAGCTGGAGAATCCGGTCTTCGCGCGGCTGACCGCGCCGGGCAGCCTGGTCAGCGTGGAGGACGCCTACTTTGCCGTGCACCGCAAGGAGATCCAGACGGCGGCGATGCAGGTGGCAGCGCAGAAGACCGCGCAGCAGATCAGCAACAGCATCCAGGCCGGGCAGCGTAGGCCGGCAGAGAACGGCAGCGCATCCCAGGCGGCATCCATTTCTGCCCCGACGACGATGTCGCGCGCGAGACGCGACGAGATCAAGCGCCGCATGCGCAGCGCAGCGGCGAACGGGGAGAAGCTCTATCCCGGCACGTTCTGACGCGCAGGGAGGCGATCCCCGAACAGAATACTGAAAGGGGAAGCAAACCTATGATCATGAATCTGATTACCAAGCTCGGTCTGCAGCTTTTCGCGGACGCGGGCACGATGGTCAATGCGACCGGCAACTACGTCAACGCCTCGACCGGCACGGCGACTGCGTTCGACGCAACGCACACGCTCGCGCCGGAGCTCAAGACCTTTTATGACACCGAGCTGCTGGAAAACGCGCGTGCCGAGATGTTCTACGCGCAGTTTGGCAAAAAGCAGGCGCTGCCGAAGAACCACGGCGGCACCGTGGAGTGGCGCAAGTGGAACACCTTTGACAAGGCCGGCAAGCTGACCGAAGGCGTGATCCCGACCGGCCAGAAGTTCGGCGTGACCAAGCTCGAGGGCAGCATCAACCAGTACGGCACGTACACCAGCATCACCGACCGCCTGGAGCTGCGCGCCTACGACGACGTGATCCTCGGCGCGACCGAGGAGATGGGCGCGAGCGCGGCCGAAACGCAGGAAAAGCTCATCCGCGACGCGCTGCTGACCAACACGAACGTGCTCTACTGCGACAACATCAGCGCGGCCGGCGCGTATATCTCCACTCCGACCTCCTGCGCCGAGATGGGCGCCGGCGGCGGCACGAGCGCTGCTGACGGCTACGCCTACCTGACGCCGGACATGATCGCCAAGGCGGTCACGAAGATGAAGAAGGACCGCGTGCCGACCATAAACGGCAAGTATTACGCCGTGATCCATCCGTCCGTCGCCTACGACCTGCGCAAGTCCAACGAGTGGATCGAGGCGCACAAGTACGCCCAGCCGGACGAGATCTACAACGGCGAGATCGGCGAGCTGCACGGCGTGCGCTTCATCGAGAACACCTTCGCGCCCGTCCTGACCGGCACGGGCTACAAGAATAAGAGCGAAGGCGCGACCTACGCGACCTACTTCTTCGGCAAGGACGCATTCGGCATCATCGATCCGGAGGGCGGTGCGCTGGAGATGATCGTGCACGACAAGAGCGAGATCGGCGGCCCGCTCAACCAGTTCAGCACCATCGGCTACAAGTTCGAGACCAACGGCGCGACCGTGCTGTACACCGAGCGCCTGCTGCGCGTGATGAGCACGTCTGCTTACAGCGCGACGGACGCCGCCAACTGAGGCGAAACCAATACGGCCGGAGGCGCTGCGGCGTCTCCGGCTGATGTGAGAAAGGAGCGTACCCATGGCAACCGAAAAAAAGACTGAGGCTGCGGCTGAAAAGCTGCCGGATCCGTATGAGCTGGAGGAGATCTTCATCCCGCGCGCCGGCGCGAAGGAAGACCCGAACCTGTTCGTGAGCGTAAACGGCAAGAATTTCTTGATCCCGAAGGGCAAGAAGTCCAAGGTGCCGCGCTACATCGCCGATGAGATCCGCCGGTCTGAGCGCGCGCGGGACGCCTTCGAGGCGTTCGTGGACGAAGCGACGGCGGCCGCACAGCAGGCAGAGTAAACCAAAGGGAGGCGGCAGTCACGCCTCCCTTTTTCAGTATAAGGAGCAGAGACTATGACGATTTCGGACGCGATCACGATGGTGGACGCCCTGCGGCCGAACCAGTATTCGCAGGACATAAAGATCCGGTGGCTGTCGCGCCTTGACGGGATGATCTGGCAAGAAGTGATCCGCACGCACGAGGGCGGCACGGAGACGTTCGACGGCTACGACAGTTCGTCGATGGGCGACACGGAGCTGCTCGTCGGCAGCCCGTATGACGAGGACGTGTACAACAACTACCTGCAGGCCATGATCGACCGCGAAAACGGCGAGGCGGGCAAATACAGCCAGAGCATCACGCTGTTCAACGCGGCGTTCGCGCGCTGGCGCAACTGGTATAACCGCGCGCACATGGCGGAGGACCCCGGAGCATTCCGGTTTTGATGGAGGGATGACAGATGCCGACATATCCGACGATTCAGGAAACGGCACGCTCGCAGCAGGTGACGGATACCTTCGGCGGCTACAACCACAACCTCAAGATCCCCGAAGGGGAGTTTTACGAGATGGAGAATCTGTGCGGCGACGATTACCCGCTGCTGGCAAACCGTGACCGGCGCGACACGGTGCTTGGCAACCTGAACAACCTGAACGCCATGACGGTGCAAAACGGATCGCTGTATTACATTGCCGGGGTGGACAGCGACCCCGGCAAGACGATGACTGGGCTGTACTGCGACGGAGAAAAGGTGATGGAGCTGGCATTCACGGGGCGGAAAAAGCTCGTGAACATGGGCGCATACCTGCTCATCTGGCCGGACAAGGTGTGGTACAACACGGCCGACGGCACGCACGGGAACATGGAAAAGAAGTTTTCCGCTGCGGCCGGGACGTATCTTGACCACAGCCTGACATCCAGCTCAGGGCCGGATGGGCAGGAGGTCTACGACATCTATGTATTGTGGTATATTCACCCGTGCAGCCGGGACGGGAAAATCGTATACACGACAGGCGCGAACTATGGCGAGAAACGCGTCGTGGTTGTCGACGGAATCGAATACCACTATTTGAACTTCGTGAAGCCGAAAGAGCCCAAAAATGGCGATGCATACATCGACCGTGAGACGAGGACGCCCTACATATATAACGACATTTCGAAAGACTGGAGCGCGCAGGATGTGCCGGTGATGCGGCTGGAATGCAAAGGCATCGGAAGCTCTTTTGCTCCCGGAGACTATATCAGGGTATCCGGCATTGACCCCGGCACGTACTCCGGCCTGAATGTCGGAGACAACCCGTCGGACGGCGTATACCGCGAGGTGCTCGTCACCGGAGAAAACTACATCGTTTTGGACGCTTACGCGCCAACGGACGAGCAAGGAATTATGAACGACACGCCGCCTGCCGAAGGGTATGTCAAGGCGGCGATGGATCTGCCGGATATGGACTACGTCATCGAGGCGCAGAACCGCCTCTGGGGCTGCAAGTACGGCACGGTGAACGGGAAACTTGTCAACGAAATCTACGCGAGCGCGCTTGGGCGCTTCGACGTATGGCGCAAATATGCAGGCGTGAGCACGGACAGTTACGCCGCGTCGATCGGGTCTGACGGCCGCTGGACGGGCGCCGTGAATTATCAGGGCTACCCGCTGTTTTTCAAAGAGGACCGGATGCACAAGGTGTATGTGTCCGCGAGCGGCGCGCACAGGATTCAGGAGTACACGATGCGCGGCGTGCAGCCGGGATGCGCAAGGAGCCTCGCGGTGGTCAACGGTGTGCTGTTTTACAAGGCGCGCGACGGCGTGTTCGCCTACGACGGAAGCGGCGCGCCGATTGACGTTAGCGAAAAGCTGAACCTGAAAGAGCTGCACTGGAGCGGGAACATGAGCGCAATCGCTTCGGCGTGGCGCGACAAATACTACCTGTATCTGCAGATGAGCACGCCTCCGGGAAACCGGCTGCTGGTGCTGGACACGAGCCGGGGCACATGGTATCGGGAGAGCCTACCAGTAGGCGGTGTTGTGGACTTTGCAGAGCTGGAAGGAACGCTGCTGTGCGCGACGAGCGGAGACGTGCTGGAGATCGCGCGCGACCAAACGCCGGCCTTTCGAGCGAGCGGCACGACGGAGGACACGGTGGCATGGAGCTGTGAGACGGGGCTGATCGGTTACAGCACGGTGGAGCAGAAATACGTCAGCCGGTTCAATATCCGCATGAGCCTCGCGCGTGATGCGTACATGGATGTGCTCGTGCAGTATGACTCCGACGGTGTGTGGCACAACCAGGGCCGCATCCAGGGCGTGGGAACGCGCACGTTCATGCTGCCAGTGCGGCCGAGGCGCTGCGACCACTTCCGCATCCGGCTCGAGGGCAGCGGGGACGTGCGCATCTACAGCTTCGCAAAGATATTCGAGGCGGGGAGCGATGTGTATGCTGACATTTGATTACCCGCAGACGTATGCAGTGACCGGCAGCGCAGAGGAGCAGCTTGCCCAGCTGCGCTCGTACATCTGGCAGCTCGTGGACGTGCTCAATCAGGCAGACGACGGGAACGAGGCTGGAATCGGCGCTGCAGATACTGCCGCGCTCCGTACAGAGCTGGAAAAGCTGCGAAAGGCGTTGCGGGATCTGGAAGCAAAGAGCGGGCACGGCCTCCCGAGCGGCGGAACGGCCGGGCAGACGCTGACGAAACTATCCGACAGCGACTATGACACGGGCTGGCGCACTCCGGCCGGCGGCGGAAGCGGCGGAGGCGTAGACTATGTAACCGAGCAAGGCTTGACCGGCAAGTGGACGTGGCGCAAATGGGCATCCGGCATCGCCGAGATGTGGGCTACTTTCGACTCACCGTCGCTTGACATGACATCGCAGACATGGGGGCCGCTGTATACCGCATCGTGGATGGGCCTCGCGGTAAATAAAGAAGCGCGCCAATATCCGTTTGCTTTTGTCGAAAACCCGATTGTGTCGGCGACGCCAACGGTTAAAAGCGGCAACATCTGGCTCGCTACAAATACCGAAAACGACATAGGTACGCGTCTTACGCACGCCCCAGCATATCAGTGCGTGAGAGCATCTGACGCGACGGTTAATAGCCCGCAGATCAGCTACTACGTCGTGGGCAAGTACAAGTAAAGGAGGCCACGCATGGCAAAGAAAAATTACAACGGTGTCGAGTTCGACGACAGCGTGGATTATGCCGCGCTGATGGGGAAGGCTGCTGCTGCCGGGAACAACGAGAAGGCAGCCGTCCTGGAACGAAAGCGCAACGCGAAGATCCAGTCCGGCGGCATGGACTACGAGACGACAAACCAGTACGCGCAGTACCTGCCGAAGGTGGACACGCCGTATGACACACAGACGGACTACGCCGCCCTGATGGAGAAGGCTGCGGCCTCAGGAGACTACACGAGCGCGGCCCGATACGAAAAGCAGCGCAACGCGAAAATCAAGGGCGAGGGTCTGGACTATGAGACGAGCGATTACTACTCGAAGTACCTGCCCGAGAACCGGTATACCTACGACCCGAGCAAGAACGACGCATACCAGCGCGCGAACGATCAGGCGACTGAGATCTACGACAAGATCATGAACCGCGGCGAGTTCTCATATGACGTGAACAAGGACAAGCTCTACCAGCAGTACCGCGATCTGTACGCGCAGATGGGGCGCGGCGCGATGGAGGACACCATGGGGCAGGCAGCGGCGCTGACCGGAGGCTACGGAAGCACCTACAGCCAGAACGCGGGGCAGCAGGCATACAACGCCTACCTGCAGAAGCTCAACGAGGTCGTGCCTGAGCTGTATAACGCAGCCTACGACCGCTACAACCAGGAAGGCCAGAACCTGATGAACCTGTACACCATGGCGCGTAACAACGCCGACAGCGCCTACGAACGTGACTACAACCAGTGGTACAACCGGCTGCAGCTCGAGCGCAGCGACGAGGACACGACCTACAACCGCCAGCAAACCGAGGAGCAGAAGAAGCTCACGCAGGAGGAGACGGACTACGAGCGCAAGCAGAACGCATGGAGCCGTCTGTCGTCGCTCATCACAACGACCGGGTACCAGCCGTCGAACGATGAGCTGGCGGCGGCAGGTATGTCTGCCAACGAGGCGGCGTATCTGCGGCAGTATTACCAGCAGCAGAAGGCAGCAGCGTCAAATAAGAGTGGGGGGTCGGGCGGCGGAAGCAGAAGAAGCAGGAGCAGAAGCGGGAGCGGGAGCGGATACGGAGGCGGAGGAACGCAGCCGGGGAAGACGGATTCACCGTCTCCGTATGCACACAAGCCCGGCAGCGGGATTACGCACAACGACATCGACATCACGGACGCGAGCGCAGTAGAATCCGCTGCGGCCGTGGCGGGCAGAGTGAAAGAGATGATCAAGGAAGGCGTACCGATCGCGGACGTGAATGCATTCATCCGCAGCGCGTCGGAAAACGGCCTGATCTCGGACGACAGCGCCATCAGGCTGAGATACATGAATAACTCCAGGAAGTGAGGGGCACATAGATGACAGTCAAGAAAGCAGCAATCTCCATTGGCGATTGGCTCAAGAGCACGGGATTCTCCGCCGAGAAAACGCTTGCTTCGGCGCAGGAGCAGCGGAAAAACCTGCTGCAGCAGATGGACAACGCGAATGCATCGTATCTAACCGGCGAGAATCGCGGCGCGCTGCAGAACGCATTCAGCAACTATCAGGCGACCATGAACGTGCTTCGCGGCGCCGGCTATGACACCGGAAATGACGTCGACGTTCTGCGCAGAGCCGTGCACTCGTCCTTCGACTTCCAGAACCAGTTCAAGGATGAAAACGACTTCAACGTGTCGTATGCCTACCCGAAGAAATACAAGGGCAAGACCCGCACGGACGTGAATGCGGCGCTCGCGCAGCTCAAGAACACGCCGGGGGCCGAGGCGGAATATGACTGGCTGAACAAGAACCAGATGAATTACTGGTCTGCGGACGAGCTGAAGGCGCAAATCGGCGCGTGGCAGAACGAGATTTCCGGCATCGAACGGCAGCGCCGGAATATGCCGCGCATGGCAGCTGGGAGCACAGACGCAGACTATGCCAAGCGGCAGCAGGAGGCGCTCGCGCTCTCGGGGCAGATCGATGAGCGAAAAGCGAAGATCGGGAAAGCGCAGAGCCTGCTCACGCGGAAGACCTACGATGACGAGATCAGCAAGTGGGACACGCAGATGCAGAGGGCGCTCTCTGACTACAGCAAGGCGCTGAGTGTGAGCGAGAGCGCGAACACGGAGATGGCGATGGCCGGAAACTCCGCGTTCGTGGTACAGAACAGCGACTACGCCAAGAACGCGCGCAACACGGTGCGCAGCTTCGAGCAGCAGCTGCGTGATTACGGCTACAGTGACCGGCAGATCAACGGCATCCGCAACTACGCGCTCACGCAGCAGCACGCAAACGAGGCTGCGGAAATGGCACAGCAGGTAGCACAGGAGGCCAAGGAGCATCCGTGGCTTTCTTCCGCTATGTCTGTCGGCACGAATATGATGGCCGGAGTGGGCGCACTCGACATCGCGGCACAGAATGCGCTGAACGGGACAGACCCGTTCACGGGCGAAAAAATGGCCGTCGACCGCTATACAAAATCCATGGTGCCGAGCACGGTGACGAACACCATCCGCGGGAGCGTTTCCGAGGACATGAGCGGCATCGGGTCGTTCCTGTACAACACCGGCATGAGCATGGCAGACAGCCTGGCGACGCTGGCCGTCGGCGGCGCGACCGGCCTGCACGGCGCGGCGGACGTGATCCTCGGCGGCGCGGCGGCATCTCAGGCAATCACGGATGCGTATGACCGCGGTGCTTCTGACTCACAGGCCATGTCGGTCGGCCTGCTCTACGGAACGGCCGAGGCGCTGTTTGAGCACATCAGCCTTGGTAAGCTGCGCACGTTCCATACGTCGGCGGCCGCCGGGAAGAAGACCGCGAAGACGCTGGTTAAGGATATGCTCAAGCAGAGCTTTGTGGAAGGCAGCGAGGAAGTCTGCACGGACATCGCAAACGTTATCTCCGACGCGATCGTGATGGCCGACAAGAGCGAGATCAACCAGACGATCGCCGCCTATCAGGCAGACGGCATGAGCGAGGACGAGGCAACGCGCAGGGCGTGGCTTGACTGGCTCGGCCAGACGGCGCAGGACTTTGCCGGAGGCATGATCTCCGGCGGCGTAATGACCGGCGGTGACATGGCGCTCAACGCCGGGATGCGAAGCGCGAATTACCGCGAGACCGGCCGGCAGATCACGGCCAACGACTACGCGGACATCCTCCGCCACGCTGCAGAGGAAAGCGGCGACGAAAACCTCCGGAAGCTGGCCGGGAAGAAGCAGACGAACCGCAACACCGGCAAGCTCTACGAGGCGACACAAGAAGCAAATCTCACGCAGGCGGTCTCTGACCGTCTGGGTGCGCTCGGCACGCCAGAAAACGACGTGCAGGAGCTGACCGGCCTCGTGGTAAAGCAGATCAAGGGGCAGGAGCTGACGGGCAAAGAACAGCGGAAATTTGATGCCAGCAAGCAGGCACAGCGCGCGGCGAGCGAGTATGCGTCCCTGTTCACGCGGGATGCAGACCGAACCACGAACGCATGGGCGCGCAGCCATATGCGTGACGCAGCCGAGCTGGAGCGCAACGCGATCTATGGCGGGGCGCGCAAGACTGACGCAGGGCAGACGAAGGTGCATCAGGCGGAGAAGAACGCCGAGGTGCAGGTAAACGGTGAGACCGCGCAGGTGCAGGCGCTCCGATATGACCAGGAGAGCGGCAGCGTGGAGCTGTCCGTGAAGGCCAAAAACGGCGATGTGCAGCGTGTTCCCGTGAAGGACGCCAAACTGCCGGAGGGCACGCGCCTGCTCGCCGAGAGCGCGGAAAAATACGGTGAGACCGCGCCGCAGATGTACGCCAACTACCAGAACGGGCAGGACGTGGAGCGCTACGCCAGCGCCTACGAGGTAGCATACTCTTACGGACGCGCGCGCGTGAAAAACTACGCCGTGCTCGAGAACAGCGGCGCAGCATCGTATCTGACACCGGAGCAGCGGAAATTCGCCTACGAGACCGGCCTTGCCGCGGCGCGCAGGGAATCTGACGCAAAGAGCGCGGCGGCCAAGAGCAGCGAAATTCAGGCCGGTAGCGTGACGCTGGAAGGCGGAAAGCTCGGAAACGTGACGCTCGCCGCCGTGAACACGGCCGGCCTGACGCGCAAGCAGACGGCGTCGATCGACGTGGCACGCAAGGTGGCCGAGGCGACCGGCGTGAACGTCGTGTTCTTTGAATCGCAGACCGGAGAGGACGGCAAATACCTCGGTATGAACGGCGCATACCGCGATGGCACGATCTATCTGGATGTCAATGCAGGGAAGAACAACGTGGACACCGGCGAGACGGCTATCCTGAAGACGATGTCGCACGAGCTGACGCACTTTATCCAGCGCAACAGCGGCCAGTATGAAGCACTGAAGGAGTTTGTGGCGAACCATGTGCTCGAGAGCGGCGACAGCATCGAGCGCCTCGCCCAGCAGAAGCTCGACAACGACTCGACCGGCGAGCTGACGATGGACGGCGCGATGGACGAGGTCGTGGCCGATGCGTGCGAGATGATGCTGCGCAACACCGAGGCCGTGCAGCGGCTGGCGAATGAGAACCGCAGCCTTGCCGAGAAGATCCGCGACTGGATCGGCGACTTCGTGAAGAAACTGCGTGCTGCGTTTAAGGGCGACCACGCGACGCACGACGAGGCGAGAGCCATGCTCGACCGCATGGTGGAGCTGCAGAAGCTCTGGGACGATGCGCTGGTGGACGCGGCGAAGGTGAAGGCGGGGCGCGCCGGGGAGATTGCAAGCAACGGCGTGCAGGAATCGCCTCGCGGGAAGTACTGGCGGCCTGACCTGAATCAGCAGGAATGGTCGCTTTTGAACCGGCGAATGGAAAAAGAACTCGACAGCGGCAAACAATATCTTGACGAATCCACAAAGTGGCTGTACGCTGAAGAAAAGGGCGTGAAGGTGTTCGCCTTGTACGGGGTGGGAGATGGTACTGAGGCGACCACACTGTATGCGGTCGGCGGAAAACAAGCCGCGCTGCAGAATGCGAATATTGCAGAATATGTTGAGAGGAGCAGAGAATATGACAGAGATGGACGATCTGTTGATTCGTGGGTTGAGTTGCTTCGGCGTAAGAAAGGGAGCAGGGGCAGAAATCTATCTCAGGGTCAAGGGCCAACCGGAGCTTCAGGAACGGCTCATGGACTATATGGCGGATCACCGCGAGGCAACGGCGGAAGAACTTCTGGACGTGGCTCGGAGAATCAGCGCAAAGTAAAAGAGCAGTTCTCCCTCCGCGAACCGGTGGAGCAGGTGCGTGATCTTGTCGCCGTGCATGGCCTGACGGAGCAGAACCTGCGTGGCGCACTCGCGCTCGGCGGATTGCCGATGCCAAGTATCGCGGTCGTAAAAGCTGCGCAAGGGCACAGCAAGTACGGCCCGATTTCCATGGTGTTCGGCAGGGAGAGTATTGACCCGCAGGTTGACCCCAGGAACAAAATCTACGGCGGGGATGCCTACACGCCGACGGCACCGGCGGTGGAATATCCGGTGAACTACGACCGGATGCGGACCGTCGAAAAACGGCTCGCCAGACTGAGCGGGAAGATCGCGGGCGGCGTATTCCGAAACGACAGCGCCCTGCAGCGTGCAGGCGTCGGTGAAGAGAGCGGTATGAGCGCGTCGGAGCTGGCGGACAAGCTCTCGCGGGACGACAGCGTGCGCGCGGCCTATCTGGCCGATCGTGGGGAAACGCTCGAGCCGGTCATGCAGGCAAAGGAATTCAACCGATACGGCAATGACGCGCTGGCGAAACTGGTGCAGAAAATCGGCGTGCAGGAGCTCGCCCACGTTGAAGCGGACATGGAAACCGGGGACTATCAGTCTGCGCGAGAGATCGAAGACACGGTGCGCCAGATTATCCGCGACAGCTACGAGGAACAGCACCGCAGATTTCTGGACCGAAAGCCGGAACTGAAGGAAAAGCGGCTTGACCACTTCATGGATAACAATGTCCATACTTCCACGGTTGAGAATTTCATCCGAGATGCGTGGGCGTTTTACGAAGATCAGGGCGCTACAGCGGACGAAGTAGACCGATTGGCTACCAGCGACAAATTGCACGAGGCGACGGATACTGAGGACGTGAAGGCGTGGCTGCTGCCACAGCTGAAATCTGTTTTTGGCGAGCCCGGCATTTACAACGGGAAGGAGCGCTATACCGCCTCTGGAGACAGACGCAGCTTTTCGCAGCTGCATTGGGAATACACGCTCGAGAACATTGTGAGTGCGATGGCGGAAACCCAGAAGGAGCGCGGCGGCCAGACGTGGGGGACGTCGGCAGGAGCTATGCAGGCTGTCAGCGCCGAGGACTTTTCCGGCATTGATGAAGTGAAGGCCGCGAGCGGCAGGCTCGGCAAAGCGGAAGGTGAGCAGTATGAAGCGGCGAAGAATGCTGTTGAAAACCTGATCGATCAAGTGACACGCACCGTTATGCGAGAGACGCGGCCGCACGCCGACAATTCGTTCGATGAAAGAGAAATTATCGGCGATGTTATGATGGAAGCGGCGAAGGGCAAGCGGACGGCGCGGGCCATTCAGCAGGCTTTTGCGAAAGAGGGATATTCGGTCAGTGAAGAAACTGCTCGCCGGATTCAAGAAGTGTATAAGGCGGCGGCTGCACTTCCGACGGAATATTTTGAGGCGAAGCCGCAGAGAGCGGTCGGCTTTGACGAGGTGAAAGTGGCCATTGTGCCGGACAACATCAACTCCGAGCTGAAAGAGCAGCTTGAAAATATGGGGGTGCCGGTGCAAGTGTACCGCGCTGGTGACGAGGAGCAGCGTCTGCAGATACTGAACTCGGATAAATCGTGGCAGTTCTCCGAGCGTGACGACACGCGGACAGACCGCGACGTGCTCTCCGATGCTGCGGACGGTGACGCGGCAAACGTGCGCGAGATGGAGATGCTGCGCGAGTACCGCGAGAAACTGCAGAAATACAGTTCGCTCACGCGGAGGCTGGAGCAGCAGCGCGAGCTTGCACAGAATGCGGAAAGCAAGGAGGAGCGCCTGAAGGCAAAAAACCGCGCGGACAACCTTGCCGCGCAGGTGAGCCGGGCGGACGCACAGCTCACGCGGATGCAGAACACGAAACCGCTGCGCGAGCTGGTGGCGCGCGAGCTGAAGACGCGCGACAGCCTGGCCAAGGAAAACGCCATGCTGCGCGACCGCGTGGAGTATTGGCGCGGCCAGACGCAGCGCACGAAAGAGGCGACCACGGACCCGAAAGCCGTGCGGGAAGCGGCGCGCGCGATCATCGAGCAGACGAGCAGCAACCTCGACGTGGATGAGGTGGCCGGGCGGCTGCAGGAGTTGTACGACGGCATCGCCAGAGGCAACGAGGCGAGCTACAGCGAGATCCGCGCGCAGGCCGAACAGCTCGCCAGCGACATCGTGAGCGACGCGACGGCTGTTGACGATGAGCAGTACCGCGAGTATGAAGACCTTCGGAAGTATTTCAAGAACCAGCAGCTCGTCGTGTCTGCGGCTGACCGCGGGGATATCCCGGACTTCGGGGATTTCCGGCGGCGGAACATGGGACGGATGCGGCTGAAAAACGGCGAGCGGACGAACGTTGACCAGGTTTATGCGGAGCTGAGCGAGATGTACCCGGAATTCTTTGACCAGACCCGCGAGAGCCAGCCGAGCGACCAGCTCTACCGCATTGCCGATGTGCTGGACGCGGTGTATGCCGTGAACGAGTACAACCCGAACGCACAGTATATGCGCGAAGCGACGCAGAGCGTGGGCAACGAGATCCTAGAGCAGTTTTTCGACCTGCCGCAGCAGAGAACGTTTGCCGACCGGCAGGCGAAGAAGGCCGACCAGCAGAAGACGCACTACCTCAACCAGATCAACGAGCTGCGCAAGGCCAATGACACGCGCATCGCGGAGCTGCGCGCGCAGAACCGGGAACGGCTGCAGGAAGCCGTGGCCAGAGAACGCGAGAAACGCGACGAGCAGATTGCGCGGCTGAAAGAGCACTATGACGAGCGGGACGCAGCCGATAAGGCACGTAGGGAGGAAAGCGCGGCAGTGGCGAAATACCGCCCGCGCATCGAGCAGAAGGCGAAGCGCCTGAGCGATTGGCTGCTGAAAAACAGCGACAAGGAACACATCCCGGAGCCGTTGAAGCTGGCGGTAGGCGAGTTCCTGGAATCCATCGACTTTACGAGTAAGAGGGCGCTGGACGGCGGCGCGCTGACGAAAAAGGACATTCGGCGTTCGCTCCGGTATACTGACCGGATGCAGAAGCTGCTGGACAGCCTGCGCGGGCAGAACGATGACGGGACGAACGACCTCGGACTGTATCTGGACATCCCGGATGGATTCCTCGAGGAGATGCAGAAGCACATCAACACTGCGTCCGACATCGTCAGCCAGAACCCAGGCGAGAACGTTGTAAACCGGATGAGCGGAGAGCAACTGCAGCAGCTCGACCAGATGCTCACGATCCTGACGCGCAGCATCCAAAACGCGAACAAGCTCAAGGCCAACGCGCACTTTGAGACCGCGCGGCAGGCGGCGCAGGCGACGGTGCTGGAGCTCGACCGGCTGGGTCAGGCCAAAGGCAGAACGAAGGCTGGGGAAAAGGCGGCCGGTTTCTTCAACTGGGAGAACACGACGCCGTACTATGCTTTCCAGCGCTTCGGCGAGGGCGGCAAGGCGATTTTCGAGGCGCTTTCCGACGGCTGGGACAAGATGGCCTTCAACACGAAGGCGGTCATGGACTTCACGGAGCAGACCTACACGCCGAAGGAAGTGAAGGCGTGGGCAAAGGAAACGCACACGTTTAAGCTCGAGAGCGGCGAGACCGTGAAGATGACGACTGCGCAGATGATGGCGTTTTACTGCCTGTCGAAGCGCGAGCAGGCCATCGGCCATCTCCTTGGCGGCGGTATGCGCGTGGAGGACATCCAAAACAGCGGGCGCAAGGAAAACGTCAAGCAGCCGGATCCGTTCCTGCTGACGCAGGAGGACATCGCCGCGATCAATGGCGCGCTTACCAAGCGCCAGCGCGAGGTGGCGGACAAACTGCAGAAGTACATGAACGATCAGGGCGGCGCGTGGGGCAACCGTGTGTCGATGGAGCGCTTCGGATACCGCGCGTTCACGGAGGAGAACTACTTCCCCATCGAGACGATGGACTCCAACCGCGACGCGAAAGACCCTGGCGCGAAAGAGAACGACATGTTCCGCCTGCTGAATATGTCCGCGACGAAGAGCCTCGTCTACAAGGCAAACAACGCGCTCGTTGTACGCGACATCTTCGACGTGTTCAGCAACCACATGGCGGACATGGCGAAGTATGACGCGCTGGCGCTGCCGATCCTCGACGCGATGAAGTGGTACAACTACCGCGAGAAGCAGAAGCTCGAGAACGGCCACGTGCTCACGAAGACGGTACAGCGGTCGATTGAAAAGGCATACGGCATGGATGCCAACAAGTATTTCACGACGTTCATCAAAGACCTGAACGGCGTGAACGAAGGTGGCCGCGGGGAGGGCTTCGCAAAGAAGATGCTCTCCAACTACAAGGTGGCGGCCGTGGCTGCGAACCTGCGCGTGGCGCTGCTGCAGCCGACGGCGTATGTGCGTGCGGTCGGTGTGATGAGCCCGAAGTATCTCGCAAAGGCGTTTACGGAGGGAAAGAGCGCCTACAAAGAAGCGGAGGCGAACAGCGGCATCGCGCTGTGGAAGCACATGGGCTTCTACGACACGAACATCGGCATGAACATCCGCGACCAGATCAAGAACGCCGGAACATGGAAGGACTCGACGGTCGAATTCCTCATGAAGGGCGCGGAATGGGGCGACCGGCTGACGTGGGGCCGTTTGTGGAACGCCTGCAAGGCGGAGGTAAGGGACAAGCAGAAGCTGACCGGCGACGCGCTGCTGAAGGCGACGGCCGAACGCTTCCGCGAGGTCGTCTACTCGACGCAGGTGGTGGACAGCACGATGACGCGCAGCCAGGCGATGCGCGGGAAGAGCGTGTACGGCTCCATCTCGACGGCCTTCATGTCAGAGCCGACGCTGTCGTACAACCTCGTGCTCAAGGCGTACACGGACTACACGACGGAGCTGCGCACGACCGGAGACAAGAAAAAGGCGTGGAACAACGCCAAGGGCAAGGTCGCGTGGGCGCTGGCAACCTACCTTGTGTCTGCGGCCGCCTCCGGCCTTGTAGAATCTGCTGTGGACGCTTGCCGCGACGACGACGAGTACGCCACGTGGCTGGAGAAGTACCTGAGCGCGCTGATCGGCGCGAAATACAAAGACGGGAAGTTTTCCGGCGTGAACCCGCTTGAAAGCAACCTGTTCATGGACGTGGATATCCTCTCGAAGCTCCCAATCCTCAAGGACTTCATGTCAATGATCTCCGGGTACGAAAACGACCGGATGGACACGGAATGGATCAGCAACCTGATCGATGCGTATCGAATCTGGGACGAGACGATCAAGCTGGAGACCGGCGAGCTGGACGAGCCGACGGACGTGACGTACAACGGCAACATGACGCTGTACGGAAAGATCTATAAGACACTCAAGGCCGTCTCACAGGCGACCGGCCTGCCGATCAGCGCGGCGAGCCGAGAGGTCGTAACGCTCTGGAACACCATCGCCGGAGCTGCCGGCAAGGGCGACGAGTGGACGATCCACACCTATGACTCCGGACCGGAGAACCAGATCAAGTACGGCCTGAAGGACGGCTACCTCACGCGCGAAGAGGCGCAGCAGCTGCTGGTCGAAAAAGGGCTCGCGGACAACGAGGATGATGCGTACTGGAAGGTTGACAAGTGGGCGACCGGCGAAGGAAAGTACGACGAGGCGCTCGCTGCGGTACTCAGCGGAGACAAGGCCGCATTTGATGCGCAGGCCAAGGAGCTGAAAGAGCACGGCATCGGCGAGAAGCAGCTGCAGTCTAAGGTACGCTCGCAGACGGAGAAGTGGTACGTCGGCGACGACGACGGAAAGCGCTCGATCACGAAGGAGCAGGCGCTGAAGATCCTGCAGCAGTACGGAGGAAAGGACGCCGACGAGGCGCAGAAGCTGGTGCAGAAGTGGACGTGCGAGGTCGTGACCGGCACGGACTACGACGACATCAAGGACCTGTATCTCGACGGGAAGCTCACGCGGTCTCGCGCGGTAGACATGCTGGTGCGCTACGGCGGGATGACGCAGGAGGATGCGCAGAACAAGATCGACACGGCGGACTTCGTCAAGGAGCACCCAGAATGCGACGGCATCCGCGTTGAGACCGTGAAGAAGTACAACGAGCAGGCGAAACCGGCCGGCCTGGACGCGGGGACGTTCTGGGAAGCGTATCAGTTCAAGAACGATGCGAGGACGACGCGCGACAGCAACGGCAAGGCCATCAGCGGTCAGGGAGCAATGGACAAGGTCGTTGCGTACATCGACGGGCTGAACCTTAGCAGAGAGCAGAAAAACGCGCTGTTCCTGTGCTTCTACAGCCAGAAATCGCTCGGTAAGATCCGCTGGAGCAATTAAATCTGTGGGAGGGATAGAAATATCCCTCCCATTTTTATATTCTAGAATCAATGGAAGGAGGCCACCACATGACAATCACAATCGCAGACGGACGTGGGGCGCTGTGGCAGTGGGACACCGGGCGGCGCTTGCGCGTGGGCAGTGGCGTGGAGCAGATTCACTACCAAAATCGCGCGCTTGGCGGCAGCGTGGACGTGGACGTCGGCACAGACGGCACGGCCATCATCCCGGACGAGCTGCTGCAGGACTGGCACACGCTGACGGCCTACGCCTACGTAACCGACGACACCGGCGCGTACACGATGGTGCAGCAGGACTTTATCGTACATAAGCGCGCGAAGCCCGCCGGGTATGTATACACACCGACAGGCCAGATGACGCTGCAGACGATCCAGCGCCAGATCGGCGATCTTTCCGACCTGACCACTGCGGAAAAAGACACGCTGGTCGCTGCCATCAATGAAGCTGCCGCGAGTGGTGGCGCTGGCAGCATGGACCTGCGCGTGGCGGACGGCTACATCCAGTACAGCACAGATGCGGAAGCCCGTCGCAGGAACGAAACGCCGTGGACGCGCGAGATTAACTACTTGAATGCCTATCCTGGTGCGACCTTCCGCGATAAGGT